TGTTTTGTTAGCGTCAGCGCCAGTTTTGTTATTAACTAAGCTTGTTCTTGGTAAGAAGCAAGAAGTCAAAGCTGAGGGTTTCAATCTAGATGCAGGTATAGAGTTATTAGATGTAGTAATGCAAAGTGATATGTTTGGAGCTATCCAGCAATTATTTATGTCGCTGGTATCTGCTAAATTGGTTAATAAGGATGTTAGTGATTATTTATCTCCATTATTTGAGGGGAATACACCTCTGCACATTATAAAGAACGTTTTGGTTGCCACTTGTAGGGTGATAGCCGTTAGTGGTCTTATATATCAGGGTGTATGTTTGTCTAAATCATTATTTAGGCCTAATCCTCTCAAAGCCATTCGGAAGGATATTAATAATCTGTTATCTTATCATGGTAGGGTTAGTAATTCCCATACTGATGGAATGAGTAGTATGAGTACTGCCACTTTTGAACAAAAGTATCAAGAAGTGTCGTCAATTTATGAGGCTATGACCAAGACGTATATTAAACATAGCAAGGAATTTGAAGGTATTGCTAGGGATTATATTCAGTTAAGTATTATGCGAGATGAAATATTGGTATCTGATAGTACTTACCGGAAAGCTCCCTTGGGCTTCATCGCATATGGAGACCCTGGGGTTGGAAAGTCTAGCATAGTTAAAGCAGTGTCATACGCGGTTGCAGCAGTTCTCAACGTTGACGAAGGTGTAAATATAGTGTACCCCAGGACGATGTCTTCGGAGTATTGGGATCAGTATGAGCCCCTGTTACATAAAGTTATTCACTTATCAGAAGTAGGGAATGCTGCTCCGAGACTAGTTTCACAACGTGGAGACCCAGTCCTGGCGGAGTTGTGCTCTTTGTGTGATAGCGTCCCATTTTCGCCTAATATGGCTGCAGTAGACAAGAAAGGTCGTATTAGAGCTACCCCGGTTGCGGTGGTAGCAGATACAAATTGTAAAGATTTGAATGCTAATGTAGCCACAGGACACCCAGCGGCGATCTATCGACGGTTTTATTTTATAGAAGTTAAAGTGAAAGGAGGCGTCAGAGGCCAAGGTTGTGGAATTGACCCGGTGAAGGCCATGAATGCGCACTTAGATGACATATGGGATTTTTCTGTCTCTGTTCGTCAACCCACAGATTCTGTGAGGTACGTGGAGAATGTTATATTAGAAGGACCATTCTCTGTACTTATGGAATGGATGCTAGTAACGATTAATTCGCATGTTCAGGATACTTCAGATAATAGCTTGAATGAGTATTTGCGTGCTACAGTTCAATTCATGAACACTCAGCGCGTTAAGAATATGAGAGTGTTAGATAATGTTAGTTCATACGGTAGTGATGGATCGGACTCTATTGAATCTAAAGAGGCTAAGTCAGCGTATGCTGAAGGAGACGATGTCAGCGAAAAAGGACGAGGATACATATGTCCAGATCCAGTTTCAAACTACACTTTGGACTCCCAGATACCAGGCAGATGGCGATATAGGAGAGATGATGAGCGTAAGATCCAAGAGTATATGGATGAGTCTAATCCGGATGTTGATCGGTGGAGGCAATTCTTGTTATCTCATCAACATATATGGGATAATGAGAGTATAGAACTCGATGCAAAGTCAGATAGTGATATGTCTGACGATGAGGACGCAGTTCATCCCGTTGTCGTGAGAGACGGGTGGCTGACTCGTTGTACTAGTATGATTAAGTGCGGAGCAAAAAGTATTATTGGCGGTGGTAGACGTTTATATAACAGAAGTATTTGCGCTTACTCAAACCATCGAAGGACACATTGTAGGCTTTATGGAAAGATGTGGCTTGCGTGTGAGGCAAGTATGTTGTCGAGTATATCATTTGCTGAGCATCTATATGTTGTCTGCAGGGGACCGGAATACAAGAATTGTGTTACAAATGAATTCCAATTTATTCTAGGATTTATGGTATCGCTAATTTTTGCATCGTTGTTATTTAATAGCAGCAGTGTCGCTGGAGCAGGCCTGTGTACTGTCTTCGTAATATGCGGATTGATAATATCATTTTGTAGCGTAGACTTTTACCAATATGGTATTAATATGGGCTACTCTAAGCTCCGAGGACGCAAGTCTGACAGAGCAAAAGCAGCAGAATTAGCGTGGAAAGCATTTTTTGATGAGGTTAAAGATCCTTTTGTAGCTCACCATTTAATAAATTACGTTGCCGTGGGAGCTGGCCTGTTATCAGCTTTAGGAACATACATGGTCGTTAAAGCAGCTAAGAAAGCAATCGAAACTCAATCGGAAGGGATCAGTAAAGATCCTGAGCTTCGAACAGAGGAGATAGTGATGGACGCCAAGGACTCCTACGAGCGGATTGGCAACCAGTGCATAAATTCATGGAATTTGATGGTCAAACCTCTTCCTATATGTGCAGATTTTGGCGGAAATAAAGCAAATTTCCTAAACATAATATGTAGGAATGTTCGTAGGGCCCGTATACATAATGACACTAGTTTACACTATAGTCATGTTTTCGGTGTAGTTGGCCAGTTAGCTATAATACATAGACATGTTTTACCTCTGGATTATCCTTATACTATTGCTTTTAGCGCGTCTGGCAAGTCAGACGATAGCTCATACACATTACAGACCCTTATTACAGGTACACAAGATGTCCGTATAATCCATGATGATCTAGCGTTGGTGAAATTATCTAATGTTACAACATTCAAGGATGTACGTAAATATATTGTACAGGATGTTGTAAGAATAGGCTCTGGATCTGTGTTATATGATGACGTTAAGTTTAATTTGTACAAAGATCCAATTCAAGCCAAAGCTAAGAATTATAGTCCTGTCTATAGTCCATCATACTCATACGTATGGCAGAATCACGCTAGTGGAAAGTGTGGTTACCCATTGATTTGTGAGGTAGATGGTAGGTTTGGTATTATAGGATTGCATAGCGCAGGATTAGATAATAGCAATATGTGTTTTGCAATACCTTTAGGTGCGTGCAACATATCTGACGCTATAAACTCATTTAGTGAAACCTTATGTGAATCACTTGAGATAATTCCTACTGTCAAACCTGGACCAAACTCCATGGTTCGCTATTTACCATTAGAGAGCGTACAATATATGGGGAAGGTTGATGGTTATAAAGTGTTGCCAAATCAAAGTAGCAAGATACAGACTACGGTGTTTGGGGATGGTAAGGCTTATGATATTAGACAGTTTTTTATTGAGCGCGGAATTTACGATTTAGAGTATTTTTCTAAGCCAATGATGAAACATCGCACTGTTGACGGACTTTACATGTGCCCATACCAGAATAATGTGGCTAAAATGTGTGTCGAGAAAAAAGGCTTAGATAGGCAGATTTTGTTAAAATGTGTAGATGCCTTCCTTGACCACGTGACAAGCCTTTTGCCGCGTGAGCTTCGGTTACAACCATGGACCGTTGATGTTGCTATTAATGGAGCGTTGTATGACGCGTACGCAAGAAAGGTTAATATAGCTACATCAGCTGGGTTTGGATATCCTGGGAAGAAAAACCTTTATTTTGATTTGAATGAAAGTGGATCCCTGGAAATGGTACCCAAACTTAGGAATGCTGTCTTAGATAGGCTGCGAGCACTAGATACAGATAAGATTTACCCTCAAATTTATGTAGGAAACTTGAAAGATGAGGTGGTAACAGCTGAAAAGGCGGCAATTGGTAAAACTAGAATGTTTTATGGAGGTTCATTGCCTGATCTTGTCGTAGCTAGAATTTTGTTAGGGCCATTGTATACTCTGATGATGGAATATAGGTCGGTATTTTGTACGGCTATTGGTATAGATACTCATCGTGAAGCTTTATCACTATTACAGCAGATTGGAGTAGTAGATGACCAAGGGGAAATCATAGAAGATTTTGTCCCCGGAGATGGAGATTTTAGCAATTATGACAAGTCAATGCCAGAAGATATTGCATGGGCTGTCTCAAAATTTTTCTCAAAACTCGCCAAATACATGGGATATAATGATATTTCAATGGTGAGATTGGAACGTCTTCTATATTCTATGCAACAACCCTGGGTGGTAATCTTAGGCGGACTATTTATCCTTGCCGGATTAAAACCCTCTGGCGCGTATGGAACCACTGAAGATAACGGAGTTCGAAACGTAATTATGTGGATGTATTGCTATTACCTAGTTTTCAAGAGAGTAGATAATTTCTTCGACAATGTCAAGATAGCTACAAATGGAGATGACGTTATAGCTGGGTTCAGAGCAGTGATAGCCAACAACTTTAACTGTAAGGTGTTTGGAGATTTAAGTTATGTGCATATAGGGGTAAAATTTACACCCGCTTCCAAGAGTGGAGAAGTAAAACCTTTTACTTCGGTCCAGGAAATAAGTTTCTTAAAACGAACTTTTGTACGGCACAATGGAAAGTGGGAAATGCCACTAGATAAGTCCTCTTTCATTAAGATGTTAGGATATAGGCAACCGTCTAGATCTGTTACAAAAGAGGAGCAGCTTACTGCCACAGCTTTTTCTGCGCTCTATGAGATTTATTTTCATCGGGACATTGATTTTGATGAATTTAGAAATCATTTGATAAGCGGTTTAGTTGCGATGGTATTTCGGGTGATTACCTTGAAGATTTCTTACCAACAAAGGTAATTATAGAAGAAAATTTACGTCCCTCAAGAGATGCTGTCAAGGGAGGAAGACCAGTGATTTGTGGAGTAGGAATGGACGAAAACCAGGACCATTGCTGTGATCCCACAAGTGAAATTAAGGCTGAAGGTGAGCCAATTTCTCTAGGTATAAGTCGGCCAGAGATCTTAATAAGACTTGCTGAAAACAAAAGTTTTAAAGAAGAAGTTAGTGATAATCTAACCGTAGAATATGAGTATAAGATCAAGTTATTAAACTCGATGCTTACTCGGTTTAGTAAGATGCATCCTGTGTGTGATGTCAAGGAATATAGGAGTGTTCTTAGATCAGACCGATATAATAGAGATGCCAATTATCGCAAGAGCGTAGATAACTATTTATCACTCTATATTGATATAGAGAATATGCAATTGGAAATTGACACTCTTTTGAGAGTCATGAGACGTAGAGGAATCAGTGCGGAAGGAGATGTTGGGGCGACCAACAACTTGGACACCCTAGTAGATAGAGAAAACTTAGAGGATGAAGGAAAGATCGAGGACAGTGTGAGTGTTTCAAAATTTAGGTACTCGAACTCGCCGGATACAAGTGTAGACTTACACAAGTTTCTGCGACGCCCTGTGCTTATATATTCGAGCGATGAGATTTTATCGGGGGGCACTTGGAGTAACACCAGATATTCTGGAGTCACTTTAGCGCCATGGCGGACATACCTTGCAAGTCCGGCTATTAGGGCCAAGTTGCGGAATTTTGGTTTTCTCAGGGCAACGATGTGTTTAAGAGTGACATTTTCCGGCACCCCTTTTCACCAAGGTAAGGTTGTAGTAGCACCCGTTCCTATACCCTCGCAAGTACCAACAATTACGGCTTGGGATACTATAGATTTAACAGGTCAGTTAGGAACTTATTTTTTAACGTGCATAAAACAAAAAGTAATAATAGATGTTGGCGAGAATAAACCCATTGAGATGAGATTTCCTTATTTCAATTATATACCAATAGGTCGATTGTTTAATAATACCGGAACGGTAGCGTCTAGTGATGTATTCGATGACTTTTCTGATTTACTTGATGTGCATATGCGTAATATAAACAATATAAGAGCTGTTTCAGACACCGCTGGAGATGTTGCATGTAATGTATATGCATGGTTAGAGGATGTTGAACTCGGTAGTGCCACTGCCACTCAAATGGTCGTTGCTAATGCAGAGGGAGATGAGCGTAAGGTGGGACCAGTGGAGAAGATGTCATCGGCTTTAGCACACAAAATGTATCAAATGAAAGATGTCCCAGTTATAGGACCATATGCAATGGCATCTAGTGCTGTAGCTGAAGAGGTTGGGAATCTTTCCGCTTTAATGGGATTCTCAAGACCCATATCTGAGCGAGAACCTATGAAGATAATTTTTGGCAGAGAAACTAGTGCATCTCATGGAGTGGGATCGACTTTTGGAAAGAAGATAACCTTAGATCCTTTACAAGAAGTGTCCATTGACACGTCATTCTCAGGCGTGTCCGAGGATGAGATGAATATAGGCTATATTGCTAATATTGAAAGTCTTGCTCATCAAGTTGATGTGTTTGTTTCGGCCAAGCTATTTGATGTGATATTTGACCTGCCAGTGACACCACAATATGCTCAACCTTTGGTTATAGGACCAAAGACTTATGCTCAACCGACTAATTTATGGTTTAGTAGCTCTCCTTTTTCTTACTGGAGAGGAACGATTATCTACAGAATTGAGATAGTCAAAACTAAGTTTCACCGTGGGAAAATAGGTATACTATTTGATCCAAACCCCGCAGCCACGACCCAAGATTCAATCAGTCTGGAGAAAATGATTATAGTTGATTTACAAGAGACCGACAATATAGAGGTTAGGGTAAATTGGGCCAATCAGTTTGATTGGAGATATCTTGGTGATGGTAACGTCCAGTATAATGGTCGGATTAAGGCATTTGTTATCAATAGGCTTGTTTCTCCTGATTCAACGATCCCTATTGAGATTAACGTATACATGCGCAGTGATAACATTATTTATAACGGGCTAGTTGATAAGTATAAGGATGTATTAACGGTAACTGCTGAAGGGGATGATGCAACGCCTTATGATCTTAATGAGGATACAGCTTCGGACGATAACAATGGAACTCTTTACTTTGGAGAGATACCTTTCAGTTTTCGGACAGTGCTCAAGAGATTTGAGACAGCTGGGTTGCTACTTACAACTAACCTTAACGGTGGTAGCTTCGGCTTACCTACTAGGGTTAATATGTTGGCATCACCATCAACGACGAATCATACGCTATTCCATTTTATAAGTAAAGCTTATATAGGCTATAAAGGAGGACATAAGTACAGACTAACACGAGTTGATGGTGCTATGTCACTGAATGATACTGTAGTGGTCAGATTACGTAGGCCCGGCATAGAGATACCGAGTATTGTACCATCTACTGTTAGTTCAAGAAGGTTGTCTATAGTTGGAGGAGAACGTGGTAATTCAGCCTTTGATAGCTACTTTGAATATGAAATTCCATATTACTCAAATAATTTGTTTTTGCCAGCTAATGGTGGCATAGTAGCAGGAAGATCTTATGAGGCCCACTTTTTCTCAAACTATGATCTAGAGTATAGAACACAGCAAACGTTGTCAGGGGCAGAGCCCTATCAGTTTACTCTAGATTTTGCTATGGGAGATGATATGTCTCTTGTGCGATATGTAGC